AGATTGCTTGTCGAAGACGCGATAGGTGAAGGAATCAGCGCCGTTACCGACCTCGGAGGAGACGGGGATGACGGTGCTGTACTTGATGTCGGCGTACTCAACCTCGAAGGCGCGAGCGAGGATGGACTCCAGCTCGCGAGCAAGAAAGAGGCCGACCGAGTCGTTACGGATGTCGGTGGTCATGGGATGGGGCTCCGGGATCAGGTGTCGGCGGTGAAGGTGATCCCCGGGATGTCAATCTCGAGGAGGACCAGGCCGGCGCCGCTGGTTTCAGACAGCCAGCGAGCCCCGCCAGTCATGGCGAAGGTCTTGTTGGCCACGGCGGTCTTGGTGAAGCGACCCACGAAAGCACCGGTGACGGTGGACGAGTGGTCGACGCCGAAGAAACGCACAGCATCACCGAGGGCGATGGCGGCGGTGCTGTAGACCCAGACGACGCCTTTGGAGACGACGTTCATGGTCTGGCCATTCGGGTAGCCCACGCGAAGGGAGCCATCACCGATGATGTTGGTGGGGTTGGGGGTGTAGGCAGAGCTGCCGGCCACGCCCTCGAAGGTCAGACCGTCGACGGACAGACCCACGACACCGGTGCCACTGGTTGCCAGCAGCACAGCAAAGGGATCGTTGCTGGTGGGGTCGTTATCGATGGCGACCAGCGAGCCGAAGGGGATGGCAACGCCGGACTGGTTGTAGTAGCTGCGGGACACATAGGCCTGCAGGTCAGCGATCATGCCCTCGTGGCCCACGGTCAGCTCCAGGGGGTAGCTGCCTTGAGCGCCGGTCGGGTTGCTGACGACAGTAGGGGTGAAAGATACGGCCATTGGAAGGAACTCCTTACTTGGTAGCGGTGAGGGGACGTTTCCAAGCGTCAGTCACCTTGCTGCGATAGGCAGCGATGGGGCTGTCGGTGGAGCGGCCGGCACCTTTCAGCGCGTCACGCAGGGTGGCGGTGCTGTCGGCGCGATCGGAATCGGCGTCCTCTTTGGTTTCGCCGTCGGCATCCTCGGAGTCGTCGTCCTCGGGGTCGCCATCTTCGTCGCCTTCGGCGTCAGCACGGGCGGCGAGGATGCCTTCAACCACGCCCTGGATGTAGGCGGGTTCGGCGTCGTCGCGGGGTGCGGAGCCGGTGAGGTTCTCGAAAGCCTGTACGTACAGGGAGGCGTCGTCGATACCGTCGAACTTGAAGTCCTCGGTGAACGCGGGGGCGAGGCGTTGCAGGGTTGCGAGGCGCTCGGCGACCAGCTGGTCGAGCTCGGCGGTGTCGATGCGGGCGTCGCCGGAGGCAGCGAGCTGCTCCTCGAGTGCATCGGCACGACCTTCAGCGGCCTCTTTGTCGTAGGCCAGAGCGTCGAAGTCGGCCTGCAGAGTGTCGAGCTTGGTGGCAAGCTCGTCGCGCTCGGTGGTGAGTGCTTGCAGTTGGCGCCCCATGTCCCGGGAGTAGGACTGGACCGCGCTGGCTGCTTCTGCGGGCAGATCGATCTCCAGGCCGTCGAGTTTGACGGTTGCCATAACGGGAGATGCAGTTGAACTGGACTGGGGCGCCATTTCGTGCTCGGGGAAGGCGGCTACAGCATCAGCTGCATCCATTCGATCGAGCAAGAGTCGTACCTCCGGGCCAGCCCGGCCGCGGGGGACAATGGCGATGTGGTTCACCCGGATGTTGCGCTGGACGCCGGCGTACTCTTCGCCCTCGGGGGTGATTCCGGGGGTGGGGTCAAAGTCGACCTTGTAGCCGGCAGATACCTCGGTGGCATCCTTGCGCTTGATCTTCTCGATGGCGTCCTGGTCGGTGACGACGAGGGCAACTTCGACAAAACCGTCGTTGTACCGAACTTGGCTACCGGAGTAGCCGACTTGGTACTGCTTGGTGTTGGCGGAGTCGAGAAGAACCGGTGGGTGACCCCACGTTGCGGGTTTCATGCCGAACGTGGAGAGGGAGTCCGGGTTACTGACCTCCTCAGGGGGTCGGTATTCGCGGACTTGGGAGCCATCAGACCGGCGGTAGAGCTGCGTACCCGAGCGGGCGGCGCGACACCAAACCCGGAGGTAGCCCTCGGGGGTGGTTTCGCTGCCCGTGATGGGAGCGAAGTCGTACCTGGACACTGATGTTTCCATGCTTAAGAGCTTACCGGTTCTTGTGCGTTTGCTTAGCTTTATGCACAGAGCGGTTACAGCACTTGGCGATTCATAGGCAGTTGACGTTGTGTCGGCGTATCAGGGCGCTACGGGAATACCATAAGTTTACGCAGTTTGAAGTTGCAGAGAGGTTAGGCGTTAGCCAAGCTGCATATTCGCGGTTGGAGAAAGGAGAGATAGAGGTGTCAGTTATGAAGCTGATAGCTTTGAGCGAGATCTACGATGTTAGGTTGCAGGAATTAGTAAAAGATATCTAGACGATCTCGAACCACGCGAGGTCGAGGAATAGCTTGGCGGCGTTGTTGGTGGGAGTAGCGGCGATCAGTAGTACGTCGCTTACGCCAGCGAGGGTGCGACCGAGCTGGAAATTGAAGTCTGTAATGCTCCCGAGGTCTAGTGAAGAAGAGCTTGTGAGATAGCCTCCTGCGATCTCGGTACCACCGGTGAAGCTGGTGATTGTGGTGTTGTATTGGACGTTGTTATTGACGTGAGTGGACCAGGTGCCTCCTGTGATTGTGGGGTTAAGCAAAACATGGTACTGGACAATGTCTAGCTTGTTATTTGTCGTCTGTTCGACAGCCGCGTTTAAGTTGGATGGAACAACTACACTATCTAAACGGGTGCTGTTTAAGCGCAGCGCCAGTACGGGGTAGATCGTGCCGGCAGTGGCGAGTGTGACTGCGGTGGAGCCGGTGGCGATGTTGTAGCGGCGGCTGAAGCCTTCGTATCCGCCCTCGGAGGCGACGGTGTTGCAGATCTGCTTTGCGGTAGCTGAGGTCGCAATAGTTCCTGTGTTCTCGATCTCCTGGCGTAGGGGGAGGATCGCGGTGGTCATGTAGCTGGTGAGGTTGATGTTGTCGCCGTGGAAGGTGTGAGCGATGACCATGCGGCCGTCTACGACGAAACCGCATCGGACATCGCCGACACCGAGCCACTCGATGTCAATCCAGAAGATCTGGGTTTTGGATAGGTCGAGAGTGCGGCCGGAAAGGCCGGTGCCATCGAATTTGTCGTTGTTCCAGTCGGCCTGGGCTATGCGGGTATTGACGACGCTGCCGGTGACGTAGCTGCGGCGAACGAGGTAGGTAGCAGTGCCATCGCTCTCGAGATAGATGCCATTTTGGGTGCCGAAGTAGCCGATGCGTTGGCGCAGGTTGGTTCGAGGCGCGGCGAAAGCGAAGGATGTCATCACCAGCATCGATTTACCGGGCTGGTAAGGGAAGACGCGTTTGGTTTCGCGGTAGACGTAAGCGCCAGAGGTTGTTGGGACGGTGAGATTGACGCAGCTTTCGTTGGCGGCGTATGTCTTGGAGCCGCCACCATTTAATGCTGTGTCCCATTTGTCGTTTTCTTGGTAACGATGTTGGCTGTCAAACAGCGTGAATGGGGAGCTTGTACGGAGACGGCCGAAGGCGTCACCACTGGTGCCGGTGTTAGCGAGGACGGGTACGGGATAATCGTCATCGCTGCGTACGTAGACGAGCTCGTAGCGGTCGTTATTGACAATGCGTTGGCCCACGGGTAGATAGCGCTGCTGCTATCAGGCTAGGGGCGCTACAGCGGAGTACCGAAGGGCTGCTTGCGCATGCGGGCAGGGCGGGCCACACGTTTTGGCTTTAGGGCTAGTCGTAGCCGTGGGGTTTTGACACCGAGAGCCTTTGCTACATCACTCATTTGAATGAGTCCACGCTCCATGGCTGCTCGCGGCGCAGTGTTGGCGTTGGCAGTCAGGATGCGGCGTGTGAGTCCAGGAATGCGCGGTTGATCGGCCCCGCTTACGAAGCGTGAGCGGGGCATCCGGTCGGCAGCCAAGAGTTCGCGCTCGAGAGCGTCGTGGTAACGCTTGACTGCGATCTCGAAGCGCTCGGTGTTGGCAGCGCCTCCGTAAGTCGATAGTGCCTTTGCCTGCTTCTCAACGTTAGCTAGTACACCTTTGTATTTATTAGTAAAATCAGCACCGCGTGAATTAAACCCTAAAAAGTCGGGAAGCCTATTCATATCATACATCAAGTTCATTACACCATTGCGGTAATGCGCTGGTTGCCGTGGATCATGCAGCTCTGTAGCATAACCAAAGTCTATCAATGCTACTTTTTTACTTTTAGCATTAACCATAAGATTTCCGTTATGAATGTCTCCATGTGCTAAGCCTGCTGTGTGTAACTTGCGAAACTCACGTGCGATTTTTGTTTTAACAATTAAGGGTGCGTTTGAGGCGTTACCATTAGAGTCACGGTATTCTTTACCTAAAGTCTTGTAGCCACTCATATGAGTCAAAATAAGAGTCTGCGACCTTACCTGGCCATCCGCGTCGCTGATTGCTTGCATACGAAGCGGAGCGGGGACGTTGACACCGGCATAGTCGGCCAGGTCTAGGCGGCGGAACTCGCTAGCAACGTCGTCCTCGTCGCCATTGCGGAAGAGCTTGATGCCGTACTTCTCAGAAGGATGGACAAAGTAAGTGCCGAAAGCTCCTGCGCCTGCTTGGCAGCGGGGTTGATTGACGTAGCCTCCTGCCGATGCAAGACCCTGGCTGCCGGTAGACACCAAGGCGCGGGCGTGCATAGCCCCGGTGGAAAGGCCGTACCAATCGGTGTCGGCGTCAAACTTCCCCGGGGCTTGGATCTTTCCCAGACCACCGCCACATTCAGCAGCGCGGCGACGCTGGTTGATCTGCTCCTGGACGTCCCACTCTTGGCCCTCCGCGATGGCTTCGTCGACGATGCGTTGAGCTTCGTCCTCGGTGAGTTTGGGGTGTTTTAGTTTGTTGACAGGGTCGTTATCCCAGGCCTCCTTGGTCCTGTACTTACTGGCGATGGCAGCACCTCCTGCTACTACACCTGCGACAAGCGCGACTTTAGCAGCAGTCTTAAGCGTTTCTGCGGTTATACCGCCTGCTTGTTTTGTGCACTTATGCGTGCGAGGAATATGCGACTCGCCGCAGGGCTTTCCCTTGCCGCCCTTAAGGGCGTCGATTCGCGCTAGGCCGAGGACTTTCCCGGCGTGAGAGCTCCATCGCGGCGGCTGGTCTTGCCGGAGCAGCGCCACTTTGCCCGCGACAAGCACAGCGGGGTGTTGCGTTCAGCGCCGGCGCAGTTGTAGCCCTCGGATTTCATGTCGCCGAAGCTGCGGGCGCAGTAGCGGTCGCCTTTGTCGGTGCCCGGGGCGATGGTGTAGCCCTTGGCTCCGTAGCGGATGCGGTTCTTGCGGCCCGTTTCGGGGTTGGTCACCACCTTGGTGTACTTCTTGCCGTCCTCGGTGTCGAAACCGGCGGCCCAGACGTCGGTTTTGGAGCTCACCATGACAGGGGCGCCGGTGCGCTCTTTGCATGGGTCTTCGCGGCGCTTGCGCGCGACGAGCCGGCGGCGCTCCGCAGGAGAAAGGGCCAGAGCTTTGGCGGAAGGTAGGCACTTTGGCTTACCTTCGCCCTCGGTGCGGTCACCGCAAGGGCCGAGGATGCGGCCGCTGCTGTTCATGCGGACCCACTTTTCTTTGAACCACTTGTCGAGGGCGTCATTACGGAAGGTTCCGCCGCGCTTTTTGTATTCGCGGACCATCCAAGCGTTGGCATATGCGCTCGGGTAGATCTTGAACTTGCGCTTGGCCTCTGCTTTTACTGCGGCGTGCAGCTTTTTGTCAGCAAAAATGACCCCGCGGGCGTCGGCGCGGATGCGCAGCGTTGCGGGGGTGAGGTTCATGGCTCGAAACCGGCGGCCCAGATGGAGTCAGAGCGCTTCATCTTGGCAGCGCCCTTGCGGGTGGTCTTGCTGCCCTTCTTGTAGCCCATCTTGTTGAGGGTGCCGTAGATGTAAGCGGCGGCGCGTTCACCTTTAAGGCCGCGAGCGGCGGCTTGCTTGGCGAGCTCGGCTTCCATGGCGGCGACTTTGGTGCCGCGGGGGTCCATGCGGGACTCAGTGGTACCGGCATCCCGGCGTTTCCCCCGCATATCCTCGAGTGCTAGCTCGAGTTCATTGCGAGCTAACGCGTCACGAGCCGGGAACAGACCCATAGCACTCAGTTTTTGTTTCTCTTCTGAGGTTAAGCGCAGGTTGCGGCTACTACCCGCCTTTCCCCACTTGCGTGCGCTAGGACGTGAGGTTGGTTCAACTTTAGTTGCTGGACCTTTAGTGCACTTTTCGCCCTCGGAGATAGCTCCTTTACCACATTTGAGGTCGAGGCGGAGGGAGGCGTGGGTCAGGGTCATGGCTCAGATAGCAAGTTGATCGAGCTCGGGGGAGAAACCGTCGGCGTACACAGAGTCGCGCCGCTTGGATGCGGCGTTTCGGCCTCGGGTGACAAACCCTTTGATGTCGGTGCCGTAGCCCTTAGCCAGGGTGCTGAGGTTGCGGCCCATGCCTTCACCAGTTGCTGCGACGTTAGCGGCGTTTTTTGCTGCTCCAGACCAGTTGCCTCGAGCAACGTTGCCCACGCCAAAGCCAGCCTGCAATGCGGGCTCAACTACTGCGCGGGCGGCTGCCCTCATCCCGGAACGGGGATGCAGAAAAGCAGTTCCTACGATGGCGGCGCCAGTCAAAGCCGCAGCTCCAGCCGCGAGCTTGACGGGCTTGTTCCAAGAGGCGCGACACTGGTGATCACGGGGAATGCAAGCATTGCCACAGGCCTTAGAAGTTGAACCGCAGTTGAGCTTTTTGTTGCCTACGAAAACATCGGTGCCTT